CGAGCCCTTAGGCTCGTTCCCTCAATGTCGAATAACACGACAATTCCGTGCAGTATGTTAACCGAGACACAATCCTACTATGCTGGAGCCGGCCCTAGCGAAGTCGTCACTGAACGTGATTACGCTACTGGGGAGATACTGAATACGTGGAATATTCCCATGAAAGGGCATCTTGCTCTTTTTAAGGAACGGTTTCCCGTACAGGTGAAGGTGAAGAAGGGGTTTAAGAAAACTCCTTCTCGTTCGTGGTTTCGGACCAGTGCCTGGAACGACTTCGAAATTCGAAAACTCGAAGCGTACCCGATGCCCCTTGTTGGTGGCATGGCAACCCATGGAGGTGATCCCTCTTCGGGTGCTGGTCTGTATCACGAGCGGCGCGTTTACCGCCGTTATCGCGACGCTTCTGAAGCGCTACGGTATTCGGTGGTGACTGGCAGCAGCCCTTGGTTCGGCTGGATCGCGTTAGGGCCCCTTAATCAGGGTAACCCGAGCGTGACCGCAGTGATTGATCCGGACGAAGACCCAGATTGTCCCCTAAATAAGGACGATCGGTTCTTTCTTAGAAGATCAGATGGGGGTTTTATTCCTGCACCTGATAATTTAGACGAATTGGAGACAGTAGCCGCAAGGTTCCTGTACCCTCGTTTAAAACAAGAAATGAGTCTTATCAACACGTTTATAGAGTTGAAAGATTTCAAATCTCTTCCAAGAACACTCCAAAGATTGCGTAAGCTTCCTCAAGTCCTCGCGGACAAGAAGAAGATTTATACGCTTATGGAAGTGCTTCGTACAGGGGCCGATAGTTATCTCCAAAAGGAGTTCAACATCGACCCTCTGGTATCTGATGTGTGCGGGATTTTCCGCGCACTAGTTAATGTTCAAAGGCGTATAAACGCTTTAGTAACATTGCATGGCTCTGTTCAGCGAAGGCATTATCGCTTCGCTTGGCTTGAAAACCAACCTACCGATGAGGTCGTCGGTGGTCCGCCAGCTACGTCGTATAACCCCGTATACAAATGGGGTACGGCTGATGTGGTGACCAACTATCGACATACTTACTTGGTAGAGCCTGAACAGACAATATTCCATGTGGAAGCTGAGATGAATATCAATTTTTCTCAGTACCAAAGAGAGAATGCACTCTTGCTTGGTCTTCTGGACGCTTTCGGGGTTAATTTAAACCCTGCTATCGTCTGGAATGCCATTCCCTGGTCATTTGTCGTCGACTGGCTTTGGAGCGTGAGCTCCTGGCTAAATCGATTCCAAGTGCAAAACATGGAGCCACAGATAAACGTACTGCGGTACTTGTGGTCTGTCAAACGGGTACGGAAAATAACGCGGTACCTCAGTATCTACAATGATGCTGATGTTCAGCTGTTTCCACCGTACTTATTCTATCAGACTGGCAAGTTACCAGTCATGGTCTGGAAAGAGACGACTTACCGTCGTCAAACTTCCAGACCACGCATGAGCTCGATACTATCGAGCGGGCTGTCTCCTAAAGAGATCAGTCTGGGTGCCGCGCTTGTGATAGCGCAACGCAGGCCTCCTATAAAGGGACGTCCACTTTGGAAAGTGGGCACCTAAAGTGTGATCGACACTATTCGATCACCGTGACGGCCGGATGCCGTATTCAGCCAGGGGTAAAACCCTCTTTAGCATGCTAAGTGATACACTTAACACCAACCAAATACGAAATGCGGCTTCTGCGGAAGTTGAGTTTCAACACCGCGAAGCCATTGGCCGTACGCGCGTTTTCGCCCAGGTGGGCGAAAGCTTTGCGTATCCGCACCGGCTCACGATTAAACATCAAGAGTCCGGTAGTGGGATCGATACTGTACGTCGGTCTGTTACGCGAGTCGATAAAACGATCGTGTCTCAGGTTGATCCGACGCGCAATGTCGTGATTTCGGTTTACGAAGTGGCGGTGATCCCAGTTGGACACCTCACTTCAACGACCGAAGCAGCTAATGTCATTGCAGAGCTGGGCTCGTTCGTCAACTCGACGGACGGCGCCACGATGCTCCATAACGGCACTGGTAACGGTCAAGTATGCCTTCTGAACGGAAGCCTTTAGAGGTACCGTATGAGGGAATGCCTTTTCTACGTCTGGCACAAGATCACTGCATTCGCGTACTGGGTATATATAACACCTTGGGCCTTTAATATGGTCCTTGGTTTATTGTTCTACCTAGTCACACGGAACTCACCCGAGCTCCGCGAACGTTTGCAGGGTCCCTTTAGTCAGACGTCGCCGTAACTGCCTCTTTGCTTAACGCACCTTATAGGTCAGGCCACCCACGTAATCTCGAAGGGAGAAGGCGTCCTTCGCGTTTTGACGGATCCGTTTGAGTAAACGAAAACGTCGAACGCGACAATGGACGTCGATTCCGGAAAGGAGACGTATGGGTCCTGGCCTATTGGGGCTATGTTAGGCACATTGTAGTCTGCCGTCGGTCCGGTGGAAGGACAGCCAAGTACTTGGAAGCTGCGAAGCAACCGAGGATGGGGCCCTTTCTGCCGAACTTGCTCAGAGACCGGAGTGATCCGGTGTGTGGGCGTCGACGGTGATTGATCTATTGTGGTTTTTGCCATAGTGGATTAGTAGTTACTGTGTTGGTTCGGAGTCAAAGTGTGTCTGCATGCCTAGCGAGGATACCGTATGGGTCCTCTAAAAGGCTAGATGAAAGTATTAAGTCTCATCGAACAGATACTCAATGACGTACATATAAAGCACGGTGAGTTATTCAACACTCGTTCCCTTCGTCTCACCCTTAATAAGGTAAGGCAGAGGGTTCAAGCGGAAGGATTAGGTTTCTTTACAAAAACCTTGCCCCGTCTGGGTAAGGGCCTCGATAAGGCCCTCACCTGCCAAGCTCCGTTGTCTGCTGAAAAGCTAGGGTTTAAAGCCCAGCTAAACAGTGAACTTCCCATCTTTATGGGTGAGTTCTTCAACGAAGTTCTGGAAAAAGACGGGACGGTCCGACCGCTAGCCGACGCTAAACACGTTAGTGTGTTACGGGACATCTTGTACTGCTTTTATAAGTATGAGATGCCGTACACGACAGACCAAGAACAGCTCGTCCTCGACCAGTTTGAGAAAACTGAAGAGGATATCACTGAACAGTCCGGCCGTCTCCAACAGTTGGAGGCACACTGCCGTATGTCAGAATACTACTCGTCTGGTTGCACTGCCTTCAAGGCCAACATGAACCAGTACCAGGTAGCACGCAAGGCTAGAGTTCTGTTAAAAGAGCTCTTCGCCTCCTTCGACGCTACTAATATCGTTCCTACTCATGGCCCCGGAGCCGTTGCTACCAAGCAAAAGCTCTGGACCAAGTATGAGTGGGCGAATGTTAGTTCTCGGATTACAGACGTGTACCCTTTTGACGCGTATTTTTGTGCGTCGAGTGGGCATGTCTGTGATACTTATGACTCCTTTTCAAGAGTCACAGGCGATGACCTCCCGGCTAGGGTAATCCTAGTCCCGAAAGATTCGCGCGGTCCTCGCTTAATCTCATGTGAACCCGTGGATTTCCAATGGGTTCAACAAGGATTAGGGAGGGCGATAGTCGAGCTAGTAGAGGGACACCGGCTAACCGCCGATAATGTCCACTTCACAGATCAACAACCGAACCAGATAGGGGCCCTTCATGGGTCCGAAACTGGTCACCTCGCGACACTAGACCTGAAAGAGGCTAGTGACCGCGTTTCAGTTGATCTCGTTCGTCTGCTCTTCCCTAGTACGGTTCTACCGTATCTCGAGGCGTGCAGAAGTTTGTCAACTGTGATGCCTGATGGCCGGGAGATTAGACTCCAGAAGTTTGCCCCCATGGGAAGCTGTTTATGCTTTCCCGTGATGGCATTGACTATCTGGGCTATCCTAGCCGCAGGTGCACCTAACGAGTACACGCGAGAGCGTATACTAGTGTATGGTGATGATGTTGTCGTTCCAACGGCCTATGCCGAGTACGCGACTAAACAGCTCGAGTCATTTGGGTTAAAGATTAACCGTGACAAGTGCTGCACCAGTGGTCCCTTTAGGGAGTCGTGCGGGGTTGATGCTTTCAAAGGCATACCCGTGCAACCCGTGCGTTTTCGCACGGTCTGGTCATCTACACCCAGCGCCGAAGTCTACACGAGCTGGATCGCCTATGCGAATGAGCTATTCGACAGACGCTACTTCAGGGCCTACGATTACATTGTAGGTGAGTTATTGTCGATTTATAAGACAATCCCTGATGACGGCATGAAACTCTCATGCCCGAGTCTCCGCGAAGTTCCGGATAACGCGCGGCCTGGCAAAAGACGTTGGAACAAGTGCCTTCATAAGCATGAGTTCCGCGTTCGTGATGCCAAGTCTCCGTCGATACTACATGAAATGGACGGCTGGTCTATGTTATTGAGGTTTCTTACCTCGAGAGATAAACCGACCGATCCGCTTCACGACGTACTGCGTTTACAAGGTCTTAAGCCAGTAGTGGCTTTAGAGCCTTTTTCCGTTCGGTCATACACACGTCGAAGGACAAGCATTCTTGTCCATCGGTGGCGATGAGTGAGATAAGGAACTCGAAAGAGTTCTTTTTCTCTGGTTGGGATAAGCA